CGCCTCCTTACGAGGAGCCCCCACTCCCCTTTCTTGCTGCTGTTGGCGCGGCGCCGCCCGGGCGCCCCATACTTATTTATCATATCAACGACTTGATCGGTGAGCGTGATGGACATGCAGTACTCCGCCAACCGCTACGTCACGTTCCGGACTGCGAGAGGAAGTTGCGTGATGCGGCTCTTGATTGGTGCTTCGTCGTTGACAGTGTGGCACCTCTCGGCAACAATCAGACATGTCTCGTTGACGCTCTCAACCCGGACGTGCTCTTTCGTGCTCAGGCCGAGCTGCTCTTTGATGAACAACTTGACGCCAAGGAATGGCCACTCCTGCGCGACGACGCTTGGCTTCAGCAGGATCACGGCATCCTCTTCGCCCACTTGCATGCTTGCCATCTCCCGCCTTGCTACCCTGCTTCGGCTGTGTCACACACTGTAGTCTTTGGACGCGTTAAGCTCAATGGCGCAGTCAAGCCGGTTATGCATTGCCGAGCATGGACACACAACTCTGACCCGATCACTGGTGTGTGTATTGATGGGTGTCTTGGTTGTGGTGCCAATCTTTCTGCTTGGTGTAGGTATCAACGGGCACTCAACCGCCCGCACGGCAACACTGGTGATGATGAACCGCGTGGTCCCTTAGAAGCATGTTGTGCCTCTTTAGAAGATGAGATCAACGCGGTCACTGACGTTTTTGAATACAAAGGATTACCCCACTTTTCTGATAAGAAGGGTGACCGCGTGGCTGCCGCCACTTTGTTTTTGAACGCTCAGGAGAAGGAAAGTAGTAAACGGCGGCGGAAGTTTGTCGACGCTATTCTACCCATCATCCCCTTTGTCAAGAAGGATGCTTACCAGGTGACGAGTGAAGAGGCCGAATTCTTTGAAGGGCTCACCTTTGTTAATGCCAGAACTAAAGCCCTATTCTTTGGTTTCACCAGGGATCAGCGCAAGGATGCGACGGGGTTTTTCAAGTACAAGGGGCGTGCCTTCTTTGTCATCGGACCCAACAACTTCAACACTGCTCGGTCTATCATCATATTCCGTGAACTTTATGATTGGGCTCAATCTTCGGATAGCCAGTTAATGAAAATGGCAGCGTGTGGTGAAGATGGGAAATTCCTCCCGCGCTTCGCCGCCGCCGTCAAGTCACGGTTTAATGAGTACCATGATATTGATCGCTTGAGGCTGCTTGATTCACGCATCGTCGACGACACCACTGAGTTTTTCATTCAACGAATGCTCTTTCGCGACATCCGCATGCGCATCTCCTTGCCTGATGCACGTTCAACACCAACTTTTCAGCGAATGGGAACCCGGCGTACGGCCGTTTTGCCAGGGAACCCTATCGAGTGGGCGCGACTGTATGTCGAATCAATGACGACTTCGCGTACAACGGCGATTTCACTGTAGTGAAAGGACGTGAGTTCTTTCACAATGGTGAACTTGCTTTTCCACCCGATCCCAATTACGTTGATGGCGCGTACCGGACCGTCTTCGGACCGTCCGTCGCGCACAATGGCAAAATTTACGCAGCGACAAATGAGAACGTCGCCCTTGCCATCCGTAGGCTGACCGGATTGCGTAAACCAAAAATTGAAGGACTACATCAACAATTATTTGATAATCAGACCAATATCCTCAAGACAGATGAACTCACCACGTTTTTCAACCGTGTTTCCAACATGTATTTTTCACATCTTTCCCCCGTCAAGTCCGTTGAAGAGGAGTGCGTCGAGCATCATGCCGACCCTCATCCAAAACAGCGCTTGCGAGTTGAAGCTTTTCGTGAAATGACTGAAAACGGTTGGATCGGTGACCCTGATCATCTATGGATACGGCGTGCTGTTTGGAAAATGAAACGCTTAGAATGGGCCAAACCAGGCAAGAAACCGCGGATGATTGTCGATCTGAAGACTCCGGCATCACTCCTTGGCTTCAGACTGATGGAGGCTCTCAAACGTGCGCAATCACGTGAAGATCTCGAGATCAATGGAGGTTTAGTACATTTTTGTAAATCCCCTGATCCTTTTGAGATGCAACATATCTTTGAGGAGTTACACAATCCGACAAAGCGATTTTATTTCGTTTACTTCTCCGATGATGCTTGCTTTGCTGTGCATACGCCTGAAGGAATTAAACGTTACAATCTCGACATTTCTTCCTGTGATGCCTCACATTCACCAGCGCTTTTTGAGTTGTTAGTCCGACTCTTCCCCTCAGAGCAGCGACACGATGTTCAACGGCTTGTTGACCAGTGCCAAGCTCCTCTCAAAATCATTGCTACGCAAAACCCGAAGATGCAAGTAGTTATCAAGCCCACCCGGCCCATGTTATACTCTGGTTCTACAATAACCACTGCTCTTAACAACCTCGCACATATCCTTATCGCCCATGCGCTCTCAAAACTCACAGAATTCTCTGCGATGTCGATTGAACGAGCTGCAGCAAGTGTTGGATACATTGTGACTGGTACCGAACCGCTTGAGAATTACCATGACTTGCAATTCCTGAAGCACTCCCCTGTTTTTGATGCTGACGAACTCATTCGCCCAATGCTCAATTTAGGTGTGTTGCTCCGCTCCTCTGGAGTTTGCCATGGAGATCTCCCAGGACGTGGACCCCTTAGACCAAGGGCCGAAGCGTTCCAACGTGGACTCCTGCAAGGAATGTACCCAAAGACTGACCTACCCTGGTTGCAGCAGACGCCTGGCCCTGTCCTTAAGTTACCGTCTATGACGCAACTTGAGATTGACTACAAGCTAGTGTCTCGCCCTGACTATCCTCGGTTTACACCTCAGACTTCTTCGATCATGCAACGATATCGCCTTGATGATGCCGACCTTGCCGAATTACATCAATTTGGCGCGGCTGGCTTTGGTGATTGTTTTCGTGGCAGGGCATTTGATAAGATTCTAGCCAAGGATTACGAGTTGTCTACAACGACATACGAAGTGATCGAGTCTAATCGTGCTTTTTGTGATTCA